TCTATTCCGTTGTACTCAAGTATCTTCTCAAGCTCATCAAGTATTGTAACCTGCATTGGTCTTATAACTGTGTTGTCCATAAGAACAGAAGCAGTCTGTAATTCTTCTGCATTGTTGCCTAGTCCAGACGTATCCTTAATACCTACAAGCATAGGCGATACAATACGGTGTGATACCATAACCTTACGCATACTCTCATCCGATAGGAATTGATATTGCTGGTGGGCATCTGATAACTGTACTGGCTCAATAGTTGCTGCAAGCTCCTTGCTATCGTTAAACGCTAGTATGAATCGACCTGCATTAGAACTACCGCTAAACTTATTCATTATACTTGTCTCAATAGCATCTCTTTGCTCTGCATCTGGAGTACCATTGTTAAAGTTAATAAGCATACTTGGAGAAAGTCCGTTCTGAATATTGTTTATGTGATAGTTGGCAATCTCCTCTTCTAGTTCCGCATACTGCAATCCTCCTTGATAATCTACTGGAGAATAATACTTGTAACCAGCTCTATAAGGCTTTATGTATAGTATTTCGATTGCTGCGTTAGAGAATCCAAAGGCAGGTATCTTTGTTAGCTTATCGCCAGACTTAGCCTCTGTCCAGTCAGAGTGATAGTAGTATGCCTCTATTTCGCCTTTAGAGTTGCATTTCTCGGCTCTTAACGTTTCTACTGGTATATGTGCTATCTGGGCAATTTTAGAGCGGTCTTTAGTGTATATAATTTGAAGTGCTGCCTGCCCCATCATTTTATAATCGTGCGTTATGCGCTTAATGACGTTCTTGTTAAAAAGCTCCTTCATTTCTTTATAGTCAGCTTCTTTTTCTTTACTATCCGTAGCATCAAGACCTCTTCCATAAATCATTTCAGATATGCCATTGATAGCAGCGTTGTTCGTAGGGCTTCCATTGTATCTATCTATTAGATAGTTAAAGTAATCATTATCGTCTCCGTAAGATACCCAGTCCTCGTTATAGTATTCCTTTACCTCTGGTTTAGAGTAAGAACCTAACTGTACAATATGTATTGTGCTTTCGTCTTTCATAATATAATGTAGCTATCATCGAAGCTATCTTCTTGTGTGTATTTATCTTTATTGGGATTGTACTTAGGGAAGTCTGTTTGGTCTGTACAAAATACAACATCCCTGTAAACCGACCCCTCGTCATCAATAAGCTTTAGTGTGTAGTAATCACCCTCTTTTAAAGTGTATCTGTTTGTTATTTGCAGGAATATTTCTCCTTCAGTTGGAACTAAATCTCCACCTTCCCACTTTATTGCAGCAGCTTCAGGATTTTGTTGGTATAGTTGCCATTGAAAGTCGCCAGTATAATCAAATACCTGTCTTGTTGACTTGTTTACCAGCTCCATTCTTAAATCCCCAACAATAGACCTTCTTGCTACTATCTTAATATTCTGGTCGGCTGTTGATGTTGTTAGTATATGCATATCGAAGTAATAATCAAATTGTTATTTGTTTCAAATATACAAAAAAAGGGGCAATTAAGCCCCCTTTTAGATTTATACTCCTATTAAATTTATTCAGGGAATCCTGGGTCTCTTTGAGTAGACTCACTAGCAGTAGCACCTGACATTCCTGCAAATGGGTCTGCATCAGTAGCCCCCTCAATAAAGTTGGGCATATATATCTCATTAGCAGTTAATGTAAGCGTATATCCGTTTAAATCTCCCATAGCCTGTCCAGTTACCATAGTACCTCCAGTTACGTCAGCACCATTATCTGTACCTACCATAAGAAACTTGTCGTCAAAAGTTTGAACTACAACGTGCGGTCTGCCATACGTCATAAGCTTTAACTCTTTATTATCTTCTTTAGTTAATTTAGGGAACGTAATGCTTAATACTTGCTCAAAGAAAGTAGTTCCATTTTCAATAGAAGATGTAATGTTTGTCTCAAGCGAAGAATTTCCTTTTACATCGTATGTGTGATACTCAAAAGTACCATCCATATTAGTAATTTCATCACTTCCACTTGCTCCACTGTTAATGGTAACACTTCCTAAGCCTCCAAAATCAACAAAGTGTACTTTTTTTATACCACCGACAGCATCCTTACAAGGTCTTAATCTTCCGCCAGTTAAATTACAAGCCATATCTTTTTCTTTTTAGTAAAAGGGGCAGAGTTACTACCCCTTTAGATTAAACAATTATTATGCTAACGTTAGTAACGCCAAGTCAGAACCGATTCCGTATTGAACACCAGCAGTATATCGCATAATGATTCTTACGTTTTGGCTTCCGTCAATATCAGCCATATCGATTAACTTTACTTCGTTATGGTCAGCAAGCAATCCTGTACCAAAGTACAAGTTAGAAGCCTCTCCAGCTACGATGTGGTCTGATGGCATACCTGGAGTTAACTGAACTTTAATTCCTTCGAAAGAAAGTGCGTTACCCATATTATACCATTGTGAACCTTTGCTATCAGTACCAGCAGCACCAAGACCTTGCGCTCCGAATCCACCTAGTGAACGGATATAAGCTTGGTAAGCACCAGTAGGAACGTAGATAGTCAAATCTTCTTTGCCATATACAGCAGAAGGAATAGCGTCAACTACATTTCCAAGTAGAGATGCGATATTGCCTGATGTGAAAGAAGTTTCAGAATCATTAGAAGCATCGTTAACATCACCGTCAGCAGCCATAAGAACTGTAAGACCGTCAAACTCACCAGCGTTGGCATTTACACCAGCCCAGATGTTTTGCTCAGTTTTCTCAGCAACTTTAGCCGAAACGTGCCCTAAGATAAAGTCAGAAAATGATGTAGGTAGCTTGTCAAATGCAGAATATCCCATTTTTACAGCTTCCCAATCAGCTCTGAAGTCTTTCTTACATAGCTCAAGGTTTACTTGGAACTCTTCTGGCTGAAGAATACGCTCTGTCAATGTAAGCGCATCAGCAGTTGCAGTAAAGTCGCAAGTACCATCAGCGATAAAGTTAGTTGAAGCAACTTTCTTTACCACCTCTTTATATTTAACATTAGGCTTAACGGTGATTGCACCATCGGCTAATGTCTTACCGCTTAAAAGCGCAGCAGAGATATATTTCCCTGCAAACTCTCCAGCGTAAGTAGAAGTAATAGTGTCAACAGAACCATTACCAGCGTATAGATTTACTTTTTTATTACTCATTGTTATATTAGTTTAGAAAATACTCGGTCAAGTGTATTAGCAGGGCGATTCTGACCGAATTTAATCACCTCTTTGTTTTCAGTTTTTTCAGAAGGAGTATGTGCGATTGGCTCGGCTGCTGGTTCAGCAGATAGCTTTTCAACTTGAGATGAAAGCTCAGCCTTTTCTTGCTCAACTTTATCATACTCAACCATCATATCCTCTTTAATAGACTTAATCATATCTTCAAGTTCTGCGATTTTAGAATCGAAGTCCTGTTTAGATACGTAATCTTCCTCTAGCTCTTCTGCCTCATCTTCTTCGGCTTCTGGAGCTTCTTCTTCTTCGGATTCCTCAGCCAACTCAACCTCTTCAGTTGATTCAGCATCAAGAGCAGCATCTACTTCTTCAGTAGCAGCTTCCTCAACAGAATCTTCAGACAATGCAACTTCCTCTACTTTTGGAGTTTCAGTAACTTCTTCGGCTGCAACTTCAATGTTTTCAACCTCTTTAGTTTCTGGCTCGTTAATAGCAGAGAGCTTTTGCATAATATCATTTAGAATGTTTGTAGCTTTACTCTCCATATTATGTTAATTAACAGTTATAGTTATAGATAAATAACAAGTATTAAACAACCTGTTAGATTTTCAGGCACTTATTTTTCCTATCCCCTGACTTCTAAGAGTGCCATCACAGCATCTCCTAGCATAAGTCTTTCCATTCTTGCATAAGCAACCTCTCTTTGAGTTTGTCGGCACTTGCCTTCCTACTGTTTCTTTACTTTTCATTTCTTACTTGATTTAGGGTGTTTCTTTGGCAATAAGTCGTAGTCAGTAGTATATTTAGCGTTTTGCGGTCTACCGTTCTTTAAAAGGTATATATAGGCATTTACTCTAGCTTGTGCCCATTGTTCTGCTGACTTTACATTAGGACTGTGAGATGTCTGGAAAGCACCAACTCCTCGCTGATACACAGACTTCAGTTGCCCAACAGTAGTTCCATATCCCTTTTTAGATTTATACTTCTCGTTAAAGTCATTAGCTTTTTTCTGTAACGACTTTAGCACTCTGTCGGGTACAGTAACTCCCCTTGACTTCCCAGCAGCACCCTTTGGATTGCGATTGCTTCCTCGTTTTGGA